TGAGCAGTTTCGTGATTACCCGTCAACCTTTTGTCGTTGTCCTTACCATATACAGAAAGCATCTCATGTCCATACTTACCGATCTCTCTACAAATAGCATCGATATCATCCATGGTAGCTTCTTCCCGCATAAACTTACTAGAGAAGTTGATGTGAGCACCAGAACCGTTCCAGTCACCAGAAACAGGCTTAGGGTCAAATTTAATATAAAGACCTTTCTTCTCTGCGAGCATTTCTAGAATAAATCTTGCCGTCCACAAATGATCACAAACATCAATAACATTGGAAGGACCAACTTGATATTCCCACTGAGAAAGCATTACCTCTGCATTAGTTCCCTGTACAGGAATACCAATGCGATTGCACATCTCAGCGTGATCATCTACCAACTCACGATGCTCTACGACATCCCCACCAACACCACAGTAATATCTTCCTTGTGGTGGAGGAAATCCATTAGATGGCCATCCACTAGGTCTACCCGTCTTCTTGTCAAAAATGACATATTCCTGTTCGATACCAAACATCATATCCTTGGCAACAGTTTCTAACCCACCACAATTATCAATTATTGATCTAAGCTGTGCGCGAGTATTTGACGCATGGGGAGTACCATCAGGATTCATTACTTCACAAAGCACAATATGAGACATTCCCATCGGATCCAATGGGTTTTTATACATCTTGATCGGCTCAAGCACACAATCACTATCATGACCCTCTGCTTGATCAGTACTGGAACCATCAAATCCCCAAACAGGAAGATCTGACATATCTAACTCATACCCATTAAAGTATCGAGTTTTCATTCTCATATTTTTCACATCGTAACCATCTAACCACACGTAATCCAATTTATACATTATAGCTCCTATGCTCCTACGTTCCAAAATAATGCTCCGGGTGAAGCATGTTTTTTCATGAATTCCCAAACCTTTGCATCATATGTGGGTGCAGAAGGAAAGGGAGGTGTTACTTTTGTTTCTCTATTGAAGGGGATTTCGCATCTGTAGACTGTTGCTCGTCCGTAGTCTCCTTTGTGTCCAACAGTAACACAATGGAACGATGCATCTGGCCATGCTTGCTGTAGTCCTCTGGTGAGGGTTCCGGAAGAACCAACTGTCCAAACCTCGGTGGGTATGTATCGGGTGGAAACTTCACTGGCTCTACCGGCGGAAGTATTAGTGATGCTAGTAGCCACGTTAGCGATGGAAGCGACAACACTAGGATGGTCAAACCCAATAGGAAGTAATCTACGCTTGATAGGATCTTCTTGCACATAATCTCTTGCTCTTTTCTCTGTCACTGACAGCATACCGTTTGGAACCCATTTCATTGTAGCACCACTCTCAATAGCACGCAACTGATAATCGTGCAGTTTATCCTTTGCACGATCAGCCATAAAGATAACTGCTTTCTTACCATATTTGCGGCATAAGCACGAAAGAGAAATCTGTGCGTACCCAGTTGCGGGAGAACTCCCATATACCCATTCTTCTATCTCCGGTTCATTCTTTATTAAATAATCTGCAAAACGCATTTTTGATCCACCCACAAGTAAATCATCACGAACAACCATGAATCCATCATGCTCCTCAATCACCGGAGCAGGAAACGGATCCGTCCAATCACCTAGATCATATTCAAAAAGACTTGGCATTACTTATAGACTTCGGCATGACCCTCTTCTAGTAGAAGTTGATTCAAACTTTTATCATCAACAAAAATCTCCCCGAGATATCGCCCAAACTTTCCTTGTTCTCTGCCTGTAATCACAACAACCTCCGAACCAACTGGAAGAAGATCCTGCACAAACTTCTTTGCTTCGAGTCCCTGTTCTCTCTCTTCACCACGAACTTCCCATGCGTCTACACCATAAAAGCGAATTCTTTCTTTTCTCATAATATTAAATCCGCAGTCAACGAGGAGATCTACCGTGTCTCCATCAACTACCTTTTCTACGATGGCCTTATATTGATATTGTGGTTTCATCTTTTTCATTTATTTTATCCTGCTAAAGTTGTTTTTCTTTTCGAATACTAGATAGTTAGTAAACTTATCTGCTAACTGATCTGACTTATGACTAATAACAAATATATTAGTATTTATAGAAAGATCCTCTAGTAGTTTCATAAGATCATCAGTACCCATGGAGTCAAGGGAAGAATCAAACACCTCATCAAGAATAAGTAGATTACAATTTGCACTGTTCTTGATCTTTGCAATCTCTCTCCATGATAGAATCAGAGCAAGATCGATCCGTAATTTTTCACCCTCACTGAAGCTCATGTAACTAAACGTGTCTCTATGACGACTCTTAATCGTCTCATTAAATTCTTCGTCAAGACTAAAGTTTGCAAAGAAGTTCATTGAAGATAAGTATTTATTAATCAGCTTATTCATGATCGGAAGATAATACTTAATGATCTTCGACTTGATTCCTGCGTCCTTAAGTAGATCATGAACAATATCATAATTATATTTCTGATTAAGAACGGTTTCCTTCTCACCCAAAGATTCTTCTTTGGTTTGTAAGAATTCATGCAACTTTAATTTCTCATCATCAATATTACCTCTGTTATTTTCTAGATCATTTATCTCTTGCTCAATATATTGGATCTGGGAATATAAGGACTTCATCGTACTTTCTTGTTCGACAATCCTCTTCTCCTGTTTTTGAATATCAGCCTCTACGTCTTCAATAGAATTTATCTTGGTAAGAGTATCACGTATGAGTAACGTAATACCCTCTAACCGTTCTTCTAGATTTATCTTTTCTATTGCTCGTTGATCAAGAATACTCTGTCTAAAATCCTCATCAATATCTTGCTTGCAAGAAGGACAACTTGTGTTGGAGGTATAAAACACAATATCTTTGTGTAGTCTCTTTATATCGCCCTCAAGTGTACTTTCAGTCTTCTCTACATTTTTCAGACTAACAAGAAACTGATCCTTCTCTGGATTTTCATCTCGAAGGTTGTCGATATGATCTGTTATCTTACTTATACTATTCTGTGTGGACTTACCCTCTTCTATCAGAGATTTTACCTTGGTCTTATTTTTATCGATTCGTTCCTGACTCTTCATCTCAAGCGTATTCACATGACTCTCTTGAAGAATTATTTTCTCATTTACAATATCGATTTTATTCTGAATAATATTCAAATTTTCTTTGAGTTCAGATACCTTTGATTTCAGCAATCCATTCATCACACTGAAAATCTTGATATCAAGAATGTCCTCGATGACTTCCCGACGATCCGCCGGAGTAAGTTGCATGAATGGAACAAAAGATGATGACCCCAAAATAACAATCTGAGTGAAAGACTTATAATTCATTCTCAGAATCTGCTCTTCCAGAAGTCTCTGATAATCTTTTACCTTTGCATTCTGTGGGAGAAGATCCCCATCCTTATAGATCTCAAATACCTTTGGTTGTAATCCACGAACAACTTTATACTTGTGCTTTGGTGTAGAAAATTCAACCTCAACAACACAATCTTTTTGATTCACTGTATTCACTAACTGTGGAATATTCACCTTACGAAATGGTTTGCCAAATAAACCAAAGGTGATCGCATCAAGAAGTGCAAATGATTTACCATGTCCATTCCTTCCTGATACCAATACAGTATTGTGCTTGTCCATCTGTATTTCTGTAAATACATTACCGAATGAACCAAAGTTTTTAAATCTCACAGTTTCAAATGTTAACATACTATTCCCAGTTACTCAGACCTTCCATATACAAGTCACGAATAATTTGTTTAATTTCTGATTTATCTTTAATCTCGTTATCAGAATCAACTTCATCATTAATGATTGTAAGAGTATCCTTAGCCATGTCAATATCAGATTCCTCGATTGTAAAATCAGACATATCCTCAACAACAGTGACATCAACTACTTTGTGCTTGTAAAGAGTATCGAGAAAAGCATCAAAGAGTTTTCTCTTGGTTTTATTTTTTATGATGACTTTAATATAGCAATCCTTGTATTTCTTGAAATCTAAATTAACAAGAACTTCGGGATTTTCATCATCATACTCTATGTGATAGAATTTACGACGTTTGTTTTCTATGAACTCCAATTCCCGAGTTTCTGTATCAAGAACATGAAACCCCTTCTTGTCATAGAGATCACTAAATGTTATTTGATATTGAGTTCCAAGGTAATGCACATGCTTATTTGTACTTTTACTATGAAAGTGTCCAGACAAAACCATTTCAAATCGCTGGAGTATTTCATCAGACATACCACCACGAAACTTAACGCCTCGTAAAATCTCATATCCACTCAACTCAAAATGGCCACCAATAATCGGACAACTGCATGTCTTAAGAAATTCCACACACTCATCTCGCATCTCTGGTGACATCCATGGAACTAGACCAATACAAAGACCATCAAACTCTACTGCTGTTGGTCGCTCATATAAATGGAAATACTCATTCTTACCCGTAAACAATTCCTTCAGAGAATTAACTTCATTGGTATTTTTATAAAACGTATCATGATTACCCACAATACAATGCATGTGCAGCTTATCAATCTCAAGATGTTCGAAGAAGCGTTTCCTGACCTCACGAAGAGTATTGAAATTTACATATTTACGGCGATCCATCAGATCACCAAGGTGTAATATTTGATCAATATTATGTTCTCTACAGTATGGAAAAAACTGCTCTTCAAAAAAGTCCAAAAAGTGATCTAAGAAAATAGAAGAATCATTCCTTGCCCCAAAGTGGGTATCATTTAGAATTGCTATCTTCATTCAAAGGGCCCTGTTGTTCCTTTTTTAGACTTACTCTTTGGAGTCATTCGTTTCACATCATCTTCAGTTAAATTAAAATGTTCTCTCATCGCAAGTTGTACATTATCCTTCCCAAAATAATTCTCTTTAAACCACGAACTCATACTTCCATCATCTCGAATTTCAGCTAACTTATATTTTATATAATTCTGCTTCTTTTCTTTTTCTATTCTGCGTAAAAAAGCATAATATATTATCTGAGTAAAATATGAGAATGGATTTTTTGATTTCTCTGGATCGAAATTATGTGCATACATTAAACAATTTTCAATAGAGTCATTTATCATTTCATCCTTATATGGATAATTGGTAAAATTTGGTTTTTGAGCCAAATGTTCTGCTATCTTTATAAAGCATGTTCCAATATATTCAGATATTGGAGGGCGAGTTTCTTCTCCCTGATCTTCTGCGTCGTGTATTTCTGACTTCCACTTACACATTGCTTCATAAAACTCTTTATTGTCTATGTAATGATTCTTTTTCTTTGACATGATATAAGTATAACTACTTTCTTAGAAAATACAATTTTTTAATTGACAAAATACAAAACCACCTTATAATCCCCTGTGTAGGGGGAGAAAAGGATAATATAAAGTTACTTAAAGATACTCATCGTCACTGGGATCTGGGTTCCAATCAGTCCAGCGATTACCGTAGTTTGGGTCATCTATATCATCACCCGTATATTTGTGATCATTTACTTCTTCGTAAAATGCATCCATAGCATCTTCAAATTCATTATCCATAATGTCATCTAGAAGACCTTGTTCGAATAATTCCTTCACCATGTCGGGGGGAATCATCATATGCATAAAAAAGGGTTTATCTTCATCATTATTATCGATAGCATCCATCGCCTCTAGTAATTTATCCATATTAAATGGTGGCACAGGAGGTGTTTGTTTTGTAGGAGGAATTTGATTAGTTGGTGGTTTTAATTTATCACGCAGCTTGTCTTCAGTTTTAAGTTTCCGCTCAATATCATAAAGTTTGGTAACACTAGAAGATGGCTTAAGCCAACTAATAATGAAATTTTCTGGTATATCAATAGTATCTTCAGATGTGTTGGATAACCAATCCTTTAAAAATGTGATTTCTTTTGTTTGACCAAATGCATCACTGCGAGAAGTTGTCTGGAATACCATAGGATTATCAAGAATAATTTTACCCTTGTTTCGCCCTTTAATTTTTGCAATAATTTCTTCGCCACTTTGAAGTTTAAGAACACGGTATGATGAATTCATTGGATCTCCTTATATCGTAATGGGAATCAATTTATAATCAAAATGTTCATTAGTATATATTTTGATTCTTTCGTCTAGATGTCTCATTGTGTGGTTTCTGTATTTTTTATATGAAAGATTATCTGCGATGTCATAGAGCTTTACACTGTCTTTGCTCTCAGAGCGTCTGAGTCCCCTTCCTATAGACTGTAGTACTCGTACCACAGATTTAGATGGTGAAGTAAAAACAATGTTATTAATATTGCGAATATTAATCCCGGTAGAGCAGGTTCCGTAAGAAGCGACAAGAATAGCTTCCTTCTCTTTATCGACGATTTGTCGGATGTTTTCTCTTTGTTCGGCATCGGTTCCTCCGTATATAAAAAATACCTTTTTATTTGGATATGATTTTTGTATTAACTCATACAAAGGTTTCCCATGGAGTTCCACATAATTGAACAACACCAATGTATTTCCTTTTATTTTGCCGCACAAATCAGATATAAACTTGTTTCGTTTTGGATGTGCAATTATCCATTTCATTTCATCCATATATGAAGCTCTTTTTATTTCTTGTATCTCGTTCGGACTATATTGTAACATAAGGCAATCAATTTGTAAATTAGAAAGAACTTCTCTTTCCATTAATGTCTTGGTGGTTGTTACATTGCGAACTCTACCAAATAAACCTTCGATTACTAGTTTATGTACCTGTGTACCATCTAATGTACCTGTTGTTCCTATTCGAACATTCGCCTCTGTTAATTTTGTCATCAATGTTGTCAGAGATTTTGCTTTGAACAGGTGACATTCATCTCCAAACACTACCTTGTACTTATCAAAGAAATTTTTGGGCATCTTGTATATACTCTGCCATGTAGATATCACTACTTGTTTATTTGTGAGTTTATCTTGCCCGGAGAATATTACATGACAATTCTTTTCTACATCCCAATTCTTCCCTGCATAATCTCGGAAATCATTGTACATCTGCGATACAAGACCAGTGGTAGGTACAACGATTAAAATCTTTTCATCTTGCTCTAATTGACTAAGATAATGTCTAACAAGTGAATAAATTATTAAAGATTTTCCACTACCTGTTGGTGACAGAAGAAGAGTTCGTTTTTTATTAATGGCATGAGTTATGGCATCTATTTGATAATCATGTGGTGTGATTAATTTGCCTCTTGATTCAATTTTTAATTCATTAACCATTCTAGATACATCATCGGTTGTTACTGGATGCTCGTTTACTATTTTATGTTCAATAGTATATTTTCGATCCTTTGCAAACTGTACCAGATAATCCAATAAACCAATATACAATTTGCGAGAGTATAGATTGAATAGTCGTATTTTACCGTCCCACTTTTTATTTTTATATGCGGGAGTGAATTCGTAATTAGGTACGTAAAATGTAAAGAATTGATTTAGTTCCTTTGCAATTGAGTCTTCGCACTCAATTTTTAGGTCTACCGCATCAATTTTGGTTGCAACTATATCGCTCATACATTATTTATGGTGCTATGCGCCCTGTGTAAATTTAATCCAGTCCAATGCAGCCCGAATATTCCACTGACGGTTTGATATGAGTTTAACAACACTCTCTAAGTAATCCACTACCTCTTGCTGTAATGTCAATTTGGCTGATAATTTGATCATATCATCATCTGCATCAATAAATCGATCAACATCAGTTTTGAGTATAGTTAGATCAAATGGTTCCCACCCATAAAATCGTAGCTGCTCTTCAGACATTTTACCCGTATAGTATAGCCATTTGTTCTTTCTTTTTATTTTCTTCTCAGAAAGTAATTGCTCTAGCTTTAGCTTTTCTTGGCTATGCATGATCAAATATTTATTGTGTAGCTGGGGAGTTTTTAGTGATTCTGTGTCGAGTTCTGTTTTATCAATATCTAAATCTTGATGTACCATCTCATATAGATCATTTAGATTCATTAATTATTCCTAATCAATTGTATATTTAGTAAACGCAAATGTTGCTGTTGCAATAACTGGTTCAGTATCGACAACGACTGATGAAAATTGTATGCCACTAATACCAACCGGGAATATTCCTTCTAGTGTTACTGTTTTGATTGGAGTATATGACCCATCCATTATATGTAAAGTTGCATCAGAAAACAATTGTCTATACTGTTTTTCTGCACAGTCGGTATCAAATGCCCGCATTTCGGTCATCCAATCATGTACTTCTAGCCAATTTTCCATGTTTTCATCGACAAGGAACGATACAGACATATTCTCATATGAATATCTACCAACAGGGGATTTGATTGGTAGTCCCATACCGGCAACAGGAACTTCCATAAGTGATGCCGTTAATGATGGTAGATTAACTGATTGGCAAAAATACGTCACTGTTGGAAATTTATCAATTTCCAATTTAAAGAAGTTGGTTGCGAGATAGTTATTTGTTCTTGGTTGATCGCTCATACTAGTATTTATATAAAAAAACAACGAGGGTCCGAAGACCCTCGCTGCTTATTCTAATTGAGATCCTAAGATCAAGATCAGACAGGTGCGTTACCGTGAAGGTTGGTAACACCGAAGAGACGGTAGTAGAAGTTACCACCGGCAGCAGTGTTGAAGACTTCACCGGAACCATCGGAACGAGCGAATGGGTTGTTGACCATTCCGTACCGAGTCTTGAATCCGATCTTGGGCTGGAAGGTGTCTTGACCAACCGCACGTACCATCTGGAGTGGGACGTAGGGACAGTAGAACATACCAGCGTCATATGGACTCGCACCCTTATAACCGACACAAACGAAGTCAGTACCAGTTGTAGTGGAGTAAGGATCAATGTAGACTCTCATCTTACCATTGAGAACACCAGCAAAGGTGTTACCAGTGTCATCAACATCGAGCTGAGTGTTGAGGGCTGGTGAGATGTTAAGGAAGCCACCCATTGCGAGAGCACTTGCAACATCAGACGAGCAGATGATGAAGTTACCCTTACCACGGCGAGTTTCCTTGGCGATAACGTTGGCTTCGCGCTCAATCTGATACATGAGTCCACGGAAGCGTTCTGCGCTCCATCGACCATCAGCGTCAGCGTTGAGGTCGTAGATACCACCTGCACCAGTAAGCCCGGGAGCTACACCAGTGAGATCCTTCTGTTGAGCACCAAGTTCTGCGTTGTAGTAGATACTACGAACGAGTTCGCGGTTGATTTCAGAGAGAATTTCGGTGCTAAGAATGTTAGCAAGTTCAGTCTCTGCATCAAGTCCGTGAACAGCCTTGAGATCCTGAGCAAGCTCAGTGGTGTACTCAGCCTTGAGTGCTCTGGAACGTGCTTCAACAGCAACGCGATCAATGTTGAACGCCATCTGTTGGAAGTTGGTCTGGGAATCAGTACCGAGAAGCTCGGCAGTACCAGTAAGCATTCCACGCATGGTGTTGGCAAGGGGGCTGTTTGCAGCACCGTGAGCAGCACGGGGATCACTCGCGAATGAGCCACCAGCAAAGCCACCAGTAATACCAGTTGGGTTTACACCACCAGTTGCACTGAATGCAGCACCACTAGAAGTGTTACCCGAACCACCGAACTTAGTCTGTGCTTCTTGGAAGAGAGCTTCCGCACCAGCAGCACTGTTTGCGTGAGTGTTCTGACCAACACCAGCACCGGCTGCTGCTTGTTCAGTGTAACGAGCACGCATCGCGAAGATGAGTCCAGTGGGGGCGCTCATGGGCTGAACACCAGCAATGTCGTAAGCCATTAGGTTTGGCATAGCACGACGAACGAGGCTGATAAGGACGGGATCGTAACCAGCGAGCTTACCTGCTGAACCAACCTGTGGATCAGAGAAGTTGCCGCCCATTTGGTTGGCGGGCCCTGCTTCGGTAAGGTACTGCTCTCGAAGAGCCTTTTCTTGGTTTTCTAGAAGGACAGAAGTGACCTTCTTCTTATAAGAATCTTCGATTCTTGGTAATGCTTCGTGCTCTAGTAGGGGATCCCACTTTTCGCAGAGAGCATCGTATGGTGTTGTGTTATCAAAATCCATTTTAGATTTCTCCTTAAGGTTTATTTATTTCTCATCTGGAAAGCAACGGTGTCAACATAGTTGTCCATTACAGAACCATTTGAAATTCTTGGGTTAGTAGTTTCTTCGATTAGTTCTACAGGCTGAGATGTTGGTACATTTCCTTGGAAGTACGACTCTTTGATCGTGCCAAGTTTATTTGCAAATGATTCAACATCATCAAACGAAACGTTTTCTGCCAACACTGCAAACTTCTCAATTTCGGTATCAGCTAGATCTGAAGCATAGTGATTGAAGATC